CTCTTTGTTTCTTAGCTTCCATGATTCTTCGTTGTGATGCAGTAAGCTTTTGAGCTTTTTTAATAGCATTAGGTTTTTTTCCATAAACAATAGCATGCTCTTCTGCAATGATTCTTTTCAGTTGTCCTTTTGTAATTTTCATTTTGTACCTCGTAATTGAAAAGGGCGGCGGTCAAAGACACGCCGCCCGGGATTCTATTTAGAAGAACTCATCTAATTAGATGATGTTCATATCCAAGCATGTTACAGTTCCATAGAAGTCAGAACGAACCATCTTCTTACCGTAACGAGTCATCACACCCTTACGAGGAGTGAAGTCCTCAGGAGCGAAGATTGTTGGGGTAACAATAAGAGGTACGTAAGGAGCATATACATAACCAGTTTCAAGGTAAGAACCGCCTTTGTAACCAACAAGGATCTTGTTGCGTGGGAAGTAAGGATCTTTGTATACAGTGAAACGGTTGCTCAAAGAACCGATCTTTTCAGCACCGATGCTCAATGCGCCAGCTTGACCTTGACCATCAAGAGCGTATGTAGGCTTGTACATTACACTTGATTCGAAGATTGTAGCAACATCTGGACCGATAACGATAAAGTTAGCAGAACCACGAAGAGTTTTACGATGGATGATATTACCAGCATCGATGATGGTTTCAACCAATGTTTCGTACCAATCACGAACTGTACCAGTAAATGCAGGACCACGAGCAGCTGCAGTATCATAAGAGATAGGCTGACCAGTCAACTTGTTTACGAACTTACCAGGTGCACGTGACCAGTAAAGGTTAGCACCGTTAGCTTGTGTCAACAAGTCGTTAAGAACTTCACGATCCAATTCAAGAGCGATTTGCTCAGAAAGGATTTGAGTCAATTCAACTTCCGCATCCAATGAGTGGTAAGCGTTCAAGTCTTGAGCCAATTCTGGAGACCACTTAGCTTTCAACTTACGAGATACAGCTGTTACTGCCAAAGATTCGATCTTGATATCGATTTCTGGAATTACAGGAGAAGCTGCAGATCCATTGGTTGAACCTTTTGTAAGATCAGATTCGAAAGTAGGAATAGTCAATGCTGAACCGTCATCAGTATCAATGTCCAATGTGCTTGCCAATGGGAATGTGATACCACAAACTACACCGTCAGCAGGATGAACTGCACCAGTAGTACCAGAAATCATTGGGAACAGAATGTGAGTACCACCCAATGGATTCACAGTGATCACACCAGCTGCACTAACGTCAACTCGTTTTGTGTGACGTCTAAGAGAACAGATATTCGTTCCAGCTTGAAGAGTAGAAGGAATTACGAAATTCGCCAATGCATCGGCTTCGTCAAGTCCGAGAGCAATGTCAGAAACCATTGTCAAATCAGCCTTGGTAAGATCTGATGCCAAAGCAAGACCGAATACCAATTCAGCTCCATCATTTGCAGCTAAGTAAGCAGCAATAGATGCATCGAAGTCAACCAATTGTCCACCATTATCGAACAACAAACCAGTAGTTTTTGTAGCACCAGCCAAAGTGCCACCAGCTGCAACAGAAGTCCATACACCGCTATCGATTCCACCGATCTTGAACTTAGTTGTAGCTGGCTTGACTGTATTGGCTGCACCCAATGCTGCCAAACTAACAGAAGAATGTTGACGAGAGTAACCAGAACCAAGAAGATCATACTGACCGCCAGTTCCTAAAGAACCAGATTGGATTCCCTTTCCTGTGGGTTGGTTATAAATAGATTTTCCACTTTCGTACAAATACGAATCTTGTGATGCAGTGGTGTTATCGATACCACCAGAATTATTACCGTAGGTGTAATCCAAGTAGAACAACAGACCAGAAGGCAAGCTCATTGGTTGGATAGATACCAATTCGTTAGCAACCAAACCACCGAATACACGACGTACGATTGGGAATGCTACGTTTTGGAAACCACGGATATCACCACCGGTAGAACCAGAGTTTCCACCACCCAAAGAATTAGATTCACGAAACAATTGTGCAGCTTGGTTTTCAAGCAATACAGACATATTTTCGCGTGAGTAGCCTTGAAGGCCACGAAGAAGACCAGTTCGGTTCCACTTTTCAGTCAAACGTTGGTGTTGTGCACCCATGTGACGCTGGCGGATACCTTCGGTCAAAGTTTTCATAGTAAATGACATGTTATGTCTCCTTTATATACTAATTTGATTGAAGTTATTTTTTGATACCAGCAAGAACTGCCCAACGATCCAGCTCGACTGCATTACTTTGGGTAGCCTGTCCCGATTGCAACGATCTGCTAGAATAGGTTGTTCTTGATTCATTGAGAGTTGATCTCTGACGAGATTCTTGAATCTTTTGTGCTTGACGCTTGTTCAAAGATTCATTCAACGAAGTGAAAAGCAACTTGGCTTCGCGTTGAGTCTTAGCATTGTCCATTGCCTCGATAATAGCACGCTGTTGCTTGTTATTTAAT